ATGAGATCGCAGCACCAGTGATGCCAAGAACGATCATGACATCAAGGTAATTTTGAGTATATGCCCAAGCCATTACGAATACCTCACGATGTCAAGAACGTAGTCAACCGCTTCGCTAGTGCTCATGCTATCGAAATCTTCGATCTCATCGATATCAGCAACGCTGATGTATGCAATCGCTTTTGAAGCAAGAGTAGGCTTAAGTATGGAATTTGCAACCATAGCATTAAGCTCTTTTACCATATCAAGTGTAATCATCATATTCTCCTCAAACGTTTACCATGCAGTTGTATTCAGCATTCAACTCACGCTCACGCAGCCGAGCCATGCGAGCATCATACTCTGTATCGAGCAATTCCCTCAAAGCATTAACCTCGCGATCTTCGATCAAATCATAATCGCGCAAGGCAACTTTCTTCAAGATCTCTTTCAGGACGTAAACGTCATTAGTGTGCAATTTCATAATCATCTCCTCATCAATTTATGGTACCATTATACTATAATATCCGAAGATGTACACACTTTTTTTTCAAATAAAAATGCTAATCAGATGAATCAGTTAGGTCACTTAGTTCATTTAGATTGTAAGTATGTATCGTGCCGTCTGAGTCTTCGTACGTTATTATCACTGGTTCATCATCTAACATAAGCTCTGACAACAGCAAATGAAGTTCATTCGCTATCTTTTTCTCGGCTTCTTCTTCTTTCTTCTTTCTATACTCGTCTAGACTTATTACATTGCTCATTGCAATATTCCTGAATTTGTCCTTTCTTATCGTAAAGGACTAGGGTTTCGATCTTATCGTTGTATGGTCTACTGAGTTTTTCAACAGGCTCTACTTTAGGAAATGGTGAGTAGAGATTGATATACGGTTGATAGATCGGTGGGAAACTAAAGCTCACTGATGAACTCCTCAATCATAGGAAATATAGGATGTAGAGCGCAGGCGCATTCTCTTGCAATCTGCATATGTTCTTTCTGTGTACCATGTCCTGATCGTAACTGAATATAATGAATCCAAGAACGAATCGTGCCATTCATGTAAAGACGTGACTTAGTTAAACCTTCAGGTAGTAATGCTCTTGCTTGTTCTTTTGCTACCCCCATCTTAATAGCTCTACGATATTCTTTTGCACACATCTGCTCAACACGACTCTGTAATCTATGCCAGTCATATCCATCATCAGCCACGGTAATTGAGTTTTGTCGGTTCTTTGGATCCTGTTCTCGACGTTCTCTCTTCTGAAACATGTCATCAAATTCAGCATCAGGATTTGCATACCGTTGACTGAACTCTTGAAATGAGAATGATCGATGTCTCAGAATTTGACGAGCGATGTCACGAGTCGTTTCAATCTCGAGACACGCCGACGCCATTTCAAAGGGAGACCAATGTTCGTGTTTGATGAGGTACCGCAGTAATTTTTCATTTGTCTCAGTGTTATTTTGATTAGAAGGATTTGATACTCTTGCGCAGTATGCAATTGTTTCGCATAGATCTATATGCTCTGAATCATAATTCATTGCCTTACTATAACTGATCAAACGTGCTGTCATAACTCTAAGTTACTCCATACTTTCAATTTGTCACGTTTCGCCTTAGACCCTTTCATAAGGTCAGTGTACGTGAGCATTTGTTTTTCGATCATGATCTCTATCATACAATAAAGATCACCAAGTTCCTTCTTCAACATCTCGGTTGATTGCTCACCAGGAAATCTCACTACCTTCGAGCAAGCTTGGATCACCTCACCACATTCTTCCATAGTGATAGTCATTAGTTCATCTTTCATAGTTTCCATCCGGATGTGTCAGGTCTTTCATTATTACCAAATGTATTTAGTGGTCTGTCAGGTATAGGATCATCATTCATTAAATCTTGTTGTGACTCTTCGATATCATATAAACGCATCTTAGAACGGTCAATGCCAATCAAGAACCGCTTGTAATTAGTCGGATCATTATATCTATTCTTCAGCTGCTTAACCATGATCTGGCCAGCTTGCTCAAGCTCCTCTGTTGATATCAGTGCAAACATAAGATCTGCTGTCGCTGGTAAGCCAAACGATTCTGATGTATCTTCAAGACCAACATCAGAGTTTGAATAGCCAGACCTTGTAGTCTGTGTTGCCGACACAATCGGAACATCAAACTCAACCGCAAGACCACGTAACTCTTCCGCAATCGCTTTAATATAATTATACGAGTTTATAGCACCGCCCATTCCCTTCATTCTTGAGCTAGAGCAAATATTCAAATAATCAATGAAGATTATGTCAGGGATAAATTCCTTCTTAAGCTTTAGCTCATTGAGCAGACCTCGGAAGTGACCACTGTGTGCTTGACCAGTTGGATACTCTTTGATGATCAGCTTGCCAGCTGTCTTACGTGATATATCAGCAACCTTTGTTGTGAACATATCCTTTGATAGTTTGTCTAACTGATCGATAGCAACATTCAACAAGTTAGCATCGATACGTTCTGCAATCCGTTCTTCTGCCATTTCCATCGTGATATACAGAACGTTCGATCCTTGTGTTAGAGAAGCAGCAGCCATATGGCACATGAACAGAGACTTACCAACACCAGTGCCAGCAAGAGCGATGTTAAGAGTCTTAGTCGGCAAACCTCCCTTTGTAATTCTGTTAAAGTATTCAAGGTCGAAAGGTAGGCGTTCTTCCTCAGTGTGATAAAATTCGTATCTTTGTTCTGCATTTTCTGTATAATCATGACCTACATTATTATCAAATCCTACACCAAGCGCTTTGCTCAATAGATCTGGCAATGCACCTTTTGTCAATGACTCATGCTTTCCATCAATAATAGAGATAGACTCCATGATCGCATTATGGATTGCACGATCTTGACACCACTTCTCAGTCGTATCACTCAGCCAGACTTCATCTACATTCTCATCTGAAAACAAATGTGGAAGAATCTCTGATGCCATACGATATTGTTCATCAGATAGTCTGTCAGCCTGATCGAGTTCAATTTGAAATGCTTCAGAGGTCGGTAGCTTATTATACTTTGCTACAAACTTACCGGCCTCTTTGAAGAGGATACGATAGATACCCTCGAAGTAATCAGGCTTAATAAAAGGTAAGACCTTACGCATGAACTTCTCATCCGTAAGAAGGTTGCGTAAGATTGTTTGTTCAAGATTTGCTTGCATCTTTTTCCATTGATTCTGTAATAATTACATATAATATATCTGAGACAACCTTTTGTAACTCTTCGTTATCTACAGTTAGGTTCTCGTCAGGCGATGAAATGATGTCAAAGTTAAATGAGATATTCTCTGTCTCTTCAATTAACTGTAGAACACCAAACTTTACAACCGTCTCAATAAAGTCACCTTTGAGGAATCGAATACCCCAAGCATCCAGATCTTCCTCAATAGGGACTAACTCATAGTCCTCATTCTCCTTCATTGATAGCCTCGCTTACAATGGAGTATTTTCTTTTGATGTAGTCTGCGAAATCTGTTCCTCCCAGTATGGGTTCCCAGAACTCAGCAGTGAGCGTATCCCGTTCTCTCGACTTTGGATCCATAAGCTCGCCAGAGCTCCGGTCGACACGACAATACCAACCGTTAGAAGGCTTAGCGACATAACCACCGTCCAAAGCAACATCAAGCAGACCACTCCAACGCTGAACACCACCTTCCCAAGAGACTGATATAGGTAATTTAGATTTTTCTTTAACAAACCTTGATTTCTCCACATTGATCACAAAGTGATAACCCTTGACCTCTGTTCCTTGCTTGTCCTGTTGACGTCCAATAATCCAGATGTTATCTGCTGAATAGTAAACGCCTGTACCACCTGATACGATGTCTTTCGGGAACAGCCCTTGTTCTTTATATGTATGATTAACAGCAACACACGGAATATCTTTCATTGTAAGATACGGTGTAGTCATTCTAAATAATGACTTGAGCTGCTTTGCACGTGACATATCAGCCACAGACTTTTCATTCATTGCATCTTCTAATTCTTTCTTCGAAGCAATATTACCGATAGAATCGATAATCACAATGACCTTATCCTTCTTGTCAATATTCTCAAGCTGAGAGATTAAATCGAACTTGAGTTCTTCGATATTCATGACAGGAGTATGGAGGACACGTTCTGTGTTGATTCCATACGTTGTGAAATATGATTGAGGTGAGCCAAACTCTGAATCATAAAAGAGTAGAACTGCATCTTCATATTTCTCTAGGTATGCCGAAGCCATGATAAGTGCAAAAGAAGTTTTAAAATGTTTTGACGGACCTGCAAGGACAGTAAGTCCTGGTGTCAGTCCACCATCGATTGATCCGGACAGAGCTACATTAATCATAGGCACTGGCGTAGGGATCATGTCCTTTTCGGTAAAGAACTTTGAATCAGCAAGAATAGAAGACTCTTTGATCTTCGAATTCTTTTTTAGTTTATCCATTATAGACATTAGTTATTCACCCTTGTAATTACGACCCGATCGCTTTGAGTGATTCTTCCATCATCAATACGTCGGTCGAGAGCTTTCTTAGAATACACGGTATAGTGTTTTCCATTTTCTTTAAATACGCAATACGCTGTATCTGACCTTAAAGGCACGTTTCTTTTAGGCATAGACATCTCCTTGTGGTTTGTCTATTATACCATAAATTCATCCAAGAGTACACCGTTATTTGTTGGTTCACCTTGACGTTGTTCCCATCCGGATACCCAGCCAGAATTATTTGTAATCGTCGATGGTACGTGGTCGAATGTATCGTCAGACCGTGGTACATAATTCTGACCAAACCGAACAAAATCACACATCACATCCTCATTATCTCTTGGCGCTCCGCCCATGCGTTCACATAGAATATCCATGAACTCATCAGTGGTATAACCACTTGATAGCATCTTCATACACCGAACTGCGTTGTTACCAAAATATCCGTGAGACATATCATCAACTAAATCCTTGTGATAGTCTCCCAGATCATACGAAAATGCAGCATAGACAAAATTGAATCGTTTGTGACCTTGTTCTATATTGTACTCATTCAAATAATCTACGACTTCTTTGTGAGTCTTTTTCTGACCTATGTGTAGCCAATCAATCAGACGATCAAGTAGGCTCGGTAACTCCTCAGTCAGATAATCGATGACACTAACTCCCTTACGCGGTGAAGGTGGTTGGTTACCAATTGACG